CCCACAGCACTTATCCACATGTGCAAAACTTTGCAGAAAAAAGCCCTTGCAAATGTGAAAACAAGCATATACAATATAAGTATAGTAAGCAAGGAAAGGAAGATGAAGAGCCTGAAGATAGCAGTAATACAACTAGGTCAACAACAGCTAGATGCTCTAATGGAGTTTGCAAAAACTAGATCTATACCTCTAGCTGTTGACATTGTAGATAGTATTATGGATGATTTAGGTATTAGTGATAATAGAAAGGTAACCAATGACTAAAGAAACACCAAAAGTAACTCTTAAAGAGATGTTTGAAGAGTATGCTAAAAAAGAGGTGGAGACCATTAAAAACTCAGATCCTGATAAGTTGTACCATAGGGTGCTACCTGATCTAAAAGATAAAAACCGTGGACACATTGAGTTTCTATACAAGAAAATCATAGTAGGTGGTACTATCTACAAACACGATATTTACCTAAATAAGTTAAAAGTCAGCTCTGAGGGTAAAGAGGAAGATATAGATGCTGTAATTAAGAAGATAGAAGAGACAGCAGAAAAAGGGGATATGCACATTATCAATGAGCTTAAGTAAATAGTGGTATAATCATAAGTACAGTTGCCTACCCTGAGGGGTTAATACAAAAATCATGTCTATGAGGGCAACTAATCTGGCTAGAGATGGCTAAACCATTGAAAGCCACCATATAAGTAAAGTGTTTAACATAGGAAAGGAAAACACAGCTATGAAAACTAGCAAAACTCCAAAGTCAACTCTAAAGGAAGCATTTGCACTTTGGGAAAACAAAAAGGGTGATAATATTTATTACACAGGTAAGACCTCAGAAGATGACAGCATCCGTTTAGTAGCATTTATCAATAAAGATAAGAAAAACCCAAAGCAACCTGATCTACAGGTTTATGAGCAAGTTGAAAAGGGTAAAGAAAAGCCACAAATTGCATCTTTGTGGCAAAATGAAAGCAAAGCTGGAAAGGTTTATTATAGTGGTACATCCAATGAAAATGAAAAGCTAGTTGCTTTCATCAATGACTATACTCAGGATGGCAAGTACCCTAGTATCCGTGTTTATTACTCTAGTGATGAAAAATAATTACATAGTAATTGATTTTATTGAAACTCCTATATATAAAAAGAAAAAGCTAAGCAGTACAAAATAAAGCATCCTAACTGTCGGATGCTTTATTTTATGTTAAAATGGTTATGGAGTGTTTACACTCTAAAAGGATGTGTTTGTCCTTTTCCTTGCTTAACAGCCCTTTACAGGGCTGTTTCTTGTTATGCTATAATATAATTAAGCTTGAGTTCTTTAGTACAATTTGGCAAATAAGCAAAAAACACACCTCCCACTCCTATCTCTAACCTCAATTAGATGACCTCTCTAAAATAAAAATGTTTGTGCTTAAATAAAATACCCTGTATCAAGGCTCACAGGGTATTTTTTGTTGAAAAGGAGACATAAATGTCTACTAATATATTATCATATTATTTACGCTTTTTACCACGCTTCTTACCACCACAGGGCATATGGCTCCTTTCTAATAAATTAGCATAAACAATTCTTGGATACGAGGATCGTTTATAATCATTTGTTCAATGTTAATGATAGTTTCACGGTACTTAACAACCAAGTCCTGAGCAGAGACAACACCAAAGTTACCTTTAGTGGTTTCTACGGTTAGCTCATCCTCTTTACCAATAACAGAGTTACTACCGTTGGTGTCTACCGTTTCATTGTTGGTAGAGCTACCACTGGTTTTACTCCAGCTGGCATCATCTGCATAGTTGACACTATCAATACCAGTGTTAGAGATATTGAGCTGGTTTTGTGGTGTTTTAGAGTTAATGGCTTTACCATATTCTTCATTGGTATCTTTGCCACTAGTGCTAGTTTTACTATTCTGAGTACCAACAGTATTATCTTTACGGTTTCGGTCAATGGTCTTTTTGTAGTCCACATTGTAGATCGGGTTGTAGTCTTGATCAGCCGAGTAGAAAAGCTGATTATATCTTGGCATTATCTCTTTAAGTGCTGTTTCAAGCTCAAATAACCATCTACCAAAAGTTTCCTGTCCAATTTCACGGAAACGGTAATGATTTAAGATTTTATCATTAAGCTCTTGTCTTGTAGGGATAGCGTAAGCTGTACCATACTCTCTAACAATGGTACTATCAGTTTCATATAGAGGATATGTACTCATAGCTAAATCTATATCAGCTTTAGCTTGCTCATTTCTTAAGAGGTTATCTAGCACCTCTGTGTATCTTGCTGGTATTATCATTACTCAGACTCCTGTACATCTTCTTTAAGTAATTCTTTATACTCTGGTATTTGGTCAAAGTTACGACGCTCAACAGAGATATTAGTACCAAAGATACGGTTAATTTGTTTACAGGCTTCTTTGCGTACCTTGAGCATAACATCTTCAGATGCTTTAACTTGCTCATTGTTGGCTTCAACCTCATTAGCTACCATACGCTCACGCTTATCCATGTTGGCATTGTTGATACCTAGATCAGTAAATACCTCATTGAGTACCATATGCTTCTGGACTTGCAAATCTGGAAATACCATAGGTGGGTTTAGATCCAGAGTGGTTATCATATCCTTGTCAAATGAGTTGTCAGCATAGATAACTGGCTCATTATCTTTACGCTGGTTTATAGCATTTTTCAAGCTCAAGCGTTGCTTATCTGTACATCTAACCAAGATAGGACTCTTTTGGGCTTCAATGTTAATATCAATAGCTCTATCAATATTAGTGAGCTTAAAAGCATACATCCTAATAGTAGGAAACATTGGTAACATGAGGTCATTGTTACGGATAACATAGCAGTTTTCACCATTGATAAGCTGTGGACCATCATATACATAGTTAGGTGCAACAGGGTATACCTTTGTAGGATCACCATAACAGTTAATACTGGACATCTGACCAAAGCCAGCGACCATCTCACCTAAGTTAGGATCTTTATAAAATATACACTTACCACTGGTAAATAGGTATTTTTCTATCCACCTATCATCCATATTGTTTGGCAAGTTTTTCCACTCAAACAAAGCTCTAGCTATCAGCATGAGCTTGTAATAGTAGTAGCTAAATGTCATGTTATTAGCCATTTGTGCTACAGATTTGTAGCTCAATAATTGGTAACTATCTTTATCTACATCCATCTTTATACAATTCCATTACTTAAACTATAGTTTAGGAAATTAGCTGGGTTTCGCCAAAAGGTTAAACCATTGTTATAAGCATCTTTAATTTTATTCATCTCATCATTAGGTACATTACCAACAATGTTAATATTTATGGTTTTAGTATACCACCATTGTTGACGGTGTGCTGTATTAGGCACTTTTACCCTACAGGTCTTATATCCTACAAGGTCAAAGTAGTCATCAATGATCTTGGCATATTGTGGCTTGATAGACATAGGAAAAACGGTAAATTTATTTTTGTGTTTAGTAAAGTCCAAATCACCAACATTAGTGTTGCCACTTGCTTGATCAGGTATAAGTGATGCTTCATAAAATTGAGAGACAGCACTGGATACTCCACTAAGTAGGCTGGTGGCAGCACCAACATAGTTACCTGTAGCAACTCCAGCAACGGTAGACAGAGCTGTACCACCAATACCGATACCGATATTAACAGCGTTTTGGGTAAGCCAGTTGGTATATGCATCACTATTCCAGCTAATTGATGGATATTTAGCACCTGTTACACCAAACTCATAAGGGTTATCTTGAATATTGCCAGAAAAATGAGTCATGTTTTTGTAATTGGTTGGGTATAACTTTGTAGCACATCCATTAGTTAGTACACCATCCATATCAAAACTTGGTCTACCATCAAAATCTTCATAACAATAGCTAACTGTAGTACCAGCGTTGTTGGATATATTAAAGTAGCAATAAGGGAAAGTTAAGAGCTTTTTGTTGCGAGGGGTGTAAGACATACCAACTCTATCTGGTACAGTGATTTTGTAATTTTCAATGATTTTTCCACATAAATCACTACTTGTAGGTACATACACATTTAATGCATAACTATGGTTATCTTTTTCATAAGTCCATGTAGAGCTTCTATATGCATTACTACCACTATCACCTTGTCTTATATACAAAATCATCCGAGGAAATACAAACATAGAGTAGATGGCATTAGCTTTACCAGCTACATCATACATCTCTGCAATAGTGTGTAATTGGCTTACTGAGTCAGTAAGAATATAAAACAGACCATTAGGTAAACCGTTTACCTTAGATGATGGTTTATGTGTCATAGATCCAATTAGATCAGAAACACCAACAGCATACCAGAAATCATTAGGACCAATTTGTGGAGTACCCATAATGCTGTTTTTAATATATGGTCCAAGCTCTACATTTTCTGGTAGGGTGTTATTACCTACAGTGTCATCATTAGTATGTTCACGCTCTACAAAACTTGGTCTGATAGTAATATCAAACATCCAAGTTTGTAACGGATCAACCTCAAATACTACATCAGTGTATCCATCTGATACATATGTCATGCTTTTAATAAATGCATAAAACCACTTATTAGAGTATGCACTGTTTTGCCACATCAAATAATTATATTGTCTTACAGTATCTATCTGATCAGGACATCTAAAAGTCCTAGTTTCACTTTGGTAACTAACATTGGTATAAGTTCTACCAATATTGTTAGAAAAGTAGTTATGCTGGCTAGTGGCATTAGCAAAATAAAGCGTATTTTTCATATCATCTTCAAGTGGTACGCTCAGTAAGTATACTTTAGATATATTAGCCATTATTTATCCTTATGTTTATACTATCATAACATATCCACAGGGTGTGGATAACCCTGTGGATATTTTTACTAGTTAGATACACTATTAGTAATTGGTGTAAAGTGTAAAACTTCTACACTCTTGAATTCTGGTCTGGCATTACCAGTACCACTAACAGTAAACTTGACATTTTCGCCACTTGGTAAAGCTGTAATATAAGCTTGACCGTTTACTAATACATTAAGACTTACATTTTGATTATTTTTTGTAATAATCTGTGCATGGCCTCTGTATCGTAATTCAGTATCATAGTAACGCTCAAGAGTTAATAGAGCAATAAATGGTTCATAGTAATCTGTACCACCAGGGTTTTTATTGATACTACCACTAATAATAATTGTATTAACACGCTTTAAGTTAGTAGTGCAGTATTCAATATCAAGAACATAATTTGTTACACTACTCTTTAATTCATAGTTATATTCTTCTTGGTACATTGGTTTATTTTTTATAAACCTTTGTAATACTGTATCAACCGAAGGTTTATATGCAGCCGGTATATCAGTACCATAGTTATCTTTGAAGTTAAATGTCCTACCACCATTATCTGCAAAGTTAATAGTTAAGAACTTATAATCAAGTGACTCTAATGCAATTGAAGCTTCAGCCGAAGCAGTAGTCATAATTTTCAAACCACCAGCCCAACCAGAGTTATTTTTAACATTGATAGTACCCCTAGCAGAACCATCTACTAAAATCGGTGTTGCACCTGCAACAATAGGGTTTTCTACAAAATCAATTATAGGATAAACGGCAGTATTTGCATTAAAACTACTGACATTATCATAAATAACAATAAGTGGGTGGATAGTCGCGTTTTCGCCAGAGAAACGGTTATTTTTAATAATAGCGTTTTTACCAGCTTTGATCCAGCAAGGGTTAGTTGCAGTTTGAGAATAGCCAGGGATAAACATGTTATTTTCAATAAACATGCTACCCTCATTTGGAGCATACTGTTCAATGTCATAATGATCATTACCCCAAGCTGTAGTACACTCTAGCCAGTTGTTTCTAAAGATAAACATATCTACATCATTTAGATATACACTCTTCTCACAGCTTCTAAAGGTACATCCCTCTACAATACCTTGACAAGATCGTCTTTCAAGATTGATACATACACCAGTACAATCTTTAAAGATACAATCAATGATCTCATAGCGACCATACTCCAAGTTACGGTAATCAAAATCAATTGGAGTAGCACAAGTATCAAAGATGATACCCTTGATTAAGACTTTCCAACCAGTTGAGCTATTAAATGTAAAGCCACCTGTCTTAATTCTGGCTTTAGAGCCAATAATTCTTACAACAGACATACCTTGAGGGATAGAAAGCTTATCAATAAGGTAAGTTTTGGTCAGGTGCATTTCTTGACCAATAATCTCGTTATTAGCAGAGGACTCAAGTGTTTTAAGGTATGCTAAACAGAGATTAAAGGCTGTACTATCATTATGTGTACCATCACCATAAGCACCAAATAGCTCTGGTTTGATACCATCAGTAATAATAAGATGAGCTTTTAGACTATCACCAATAGCAATAATACTACCCTCATCAGCTGTACCAGTTGTGTTGATTTTATATAAAGCACCACCACCATCATTGATACTATGATAGCCAAGTGTTCTAGCATATGAGCCATCAACTAGGTTAACAGATAATTTCATATCTGCAACAGTGTCAAAAGTCCAAGCTACATTAGATTGAAGATAGGATGCAATAAGCTCTTGGAGTGTACCATCACCAGCCATCTCATCCAGCTTATTATTTATTTCCTCTTGTACATCAAGATTATCAAAATAATCTTCAACATAGTCATGTAGATCATTAAACTTATCAATATAATCATTGATAGTTTTATTTGTATCATCTACAAATTCATTTACAAAAGTTGCTGTATCTTCACTAAAAGTATTAAAAGCTTGTCCTAATTGGATCATTTTTGCCCACATCCGTGATACTTGCTGTAAGACAGTACCAGACTCTTTATCGTAAAAAGCTGGCTGTAGACCAGTTTCTACCCACGGTGGTAACAATTCAATAAAGATATTTTGCATATTTTATTCCTTTTAAATAAGGTGGTGGCTTAGTACCACCACCTTAATTATATATTACTTAGTGTACTTTAAGCACCACTAGCAACAGTAATTACAATGTTACCAGTAACAGTAGCAATAGTAACTTTACCATTAGAGTAAGCACCAGCAACAGCCGAGCCACCCATAGTAACAGTTACAGTATCACCAGCACTTACACCTTTAAGAGTGGTGGTGTACTTGCTACCCTCTGGTACAGAGGTGCGCTTGTTAGAGCTGGTTACACCAGACTTGAGCGTATAAGTAACAGTGTATGAGTCAGCAATATCACCATCAGCATTTTGGTCTGATGCGATAACAAAGGCGACAGCGTTAACTAAGATACTGTAGCCAATGGTCTGCCAGACATGGAGAATGTGGTTACGATAGAGACCGAGACCGTTTTCAAATTCACGGAAAGTAAAGAGGTCATCATAGACTTGGAAGAAGTTTTTATCAACCAAGAGAGCAATCATACCATCAACAGGGAAAGCATCAATAATCTCTTTTTGAGTATCATTAAACTCAACAACAGATTTGTTAAATGCACTGGCAAGCACATCAATATTGGTGGTAACATCCGTTGGGTTGTCCACGATCAAGATTTGCTCATCTTTACGGCTAAAGGTAATGATAGGTTTGTTATCATCACTCTGAGCTGTGAGGTAAGCGTTGTTATGGTCATTTGGAAATGCCATATCACCAGATACGGTTTTAACAGCTTTAATAAAGGCTTCAGCATTAGCTTTGCTTGCACTTGGATCAGCAACAGCAACAACTTTAAGAGCGTTGTTTTCATAAGCATCAGCAATAATTTGCTTCATGAGGATGTACTCATCAAGCTCAGAAGAGTTACGGATGGTGGTAAATAGGTTTTCAATATATTCTGCAACACCCTCATAGCTCTTAAATGCTTTAGCCAAAGCTTCTGGGCTGTCAGTCAAAACATAGCTGTCTTGACGGTTCATGCGGTGGAAAACTACCTTAGTATCTGGTAGGTTACGCTGTAAGAGACCAGCACCAGTTTGGTCAAAGGTCTGAGCTTTGATAAAGTTGTTGTAAACCTCTTCTACAGTATCGCCAAAGGTCTTTTTACCTTTTTTAAATTTGCCAAGAGGGTTTTCCCAGCTCTTCTTAATGAGCATAGGGGCAAAAATCATATTTGCCAAAGTGTTGATAAATTCATTGTAAACAACAGCGTTGTTTAGATCAGTGATAGCCGAGCCGACCTCTTCAATATTGGTACGAGTTGCTTCTGGCACACGATCCTGATAAGCTTGTGATGCATTATCACGGATGGTGTTTAACAGTTCAATAGCATCCATACTATATTCCTTATGTTAATGTTTAATAAAGTTCCCTTTGTTGTCAAAGAGATTTTCAAACTTGCGACGCTCAACTGTTTCCTGTTTCAGACCAGTTTGCTCTTCAGCTTGTTTGGCTGGAGTGGTCTCAGTACCAAGCTGTGTAAATAATTTCATATTTGCTTGTCTGATGGCTTCCATTTCTTTTGTATCAGCTTCATGCTGGCTTGTCAAGTTAGCATTAGCATCAAAAACCTCAGATACTCCCTCTTGTAATTCAGCTAGACCAGCCCTCATTTCTTCAGGTGTTTCTAGCTGTCCAAGCTCTTGTACTTTGGTTAAAAAGGTTTCTTTGTCCATAATATGTCCTTGTTTACAATTTAATTATAGCATATATGCTTATTACTGTTTTCTGAGCTTCCTAGCATACAAGTGCCACGGAAAGTTACCCTCACCTATACCACTACTAACAGGTGCATCAGGTGATGGAGTTGGTGGAGTTGGGCTTGATCCATTCCACTTAGTATTTCTAAAAATACCCAAAAACTGTGCTATGTTAATACCAACCACATTGGACGGTACACCCCAGCCAATACCTTGTCCTTGATTTTGTCCTAAACAGTCTATACGCCAAGCACCATTATAATAATATCTTTGGCTATAATCTGCATCTGCAAAACATATATGTCCAACTGAGCTAAAGCTAGACCTATTAAATACTAAACAGTCTCCACGCTTAATATTTTGTACTCCATCAATAGACTTAAAAGGACCTCTTGCATTTGTGTATCTGGATATTGTCCAACACATATAGGCTGCACCATTTCCCTGTGGTCTAGTAATTAGATTTAAACCATATTGCCACCAAAGTAGTGCTGGTAGATCCCAACACTGGTTACCATACCAACCATCAAAATTTACCCCATGCGAAAGTGCATATGATCGCCAATGGTTGTATGTGT